TTGACGCATCAATTAAAGGTCTAGGATCCCTGATTGGGTCCGAGAATCTACTACCACTTGTAGATTCATATACTTGATAAGGCTCTTTTGCATAGGTATATCCAATACTTGGGAAGCCCTGAGGAGTTTGCATTATATCTGTAGCACGTACACTTTGTGCAAATCTACCCGTAACATTTTCTAGTCTAGGAGGCCCCATGTTGTTTGCTACCTGCTGCGGTAATTTTTGATTTAATAATCCTAGAATTGCTGTAATATTTAGTCCTGATCTTTGGGGCTCTTCTTTTTTGGTTGGGGGCATAACCGCTTTTTTAGCCTTTCTTAGAGAAAGAGATCCCCCGCCTAAAACGGAGAGTTTCTCTGGCCGGGTTCTGCCCGCGGTCTTATACTTCATACCTCTAGGATTTGTCTTTTTATCAAATGTAATCTTTGGGTTTAACCCTTTAAATGTATGATTCAACCAAGGTTGCATAGCCGCTGCAAACATCTTATCTCTAACTGAGGGAGACCCTTCCATGGACGCTAACTCTCCGGCTCCCATTTTGTTAAAGAAATCTCGTACTATGTCAAGAACTATACTCTCTCTCTGTCGATCTGTAACTCTATTTGTATATTTATCTTGAAAAGTAATAAAAGGAATAAATTCTGTTTTTACTTTCCCAGTTTTAGGATTAACAATATTTTTATAATCAACAAATACCGATTTTATTTGATTACGCTCTTTAGCGGTAATCTCTCCGGTTTTAAAAGCATTATCAATATGCTTTTTAAATTCTCCTGTCAGCTCTTTAAACTCTTCTTCTGTAACAGACTTACTTAATTTATTAGCTGCCATTGCTTGTTGCATACCAGAAACAGCTATACCACTACCAGCACCGTGTCCTCGGTCAATCCTTTTTAGGATTTCTTTCATCTGCTTTTCGCTAGTTTCTACCAAACCTCTAACTAATTCTTCTTTACACTTACTTAATGCTCCCCAACTACTTATAATAAAGGCTTTTCCATCAACAATTTTCTTATACTCCTTGGGATGGTCTTGTTTTAAATACATACCGGCCTGAGTGTTTTCAAAATCAGTTTTACCACCTTTCCACGTTTGATTATTTCTAAGATAAAAGTCTTGATAATGCTCTGCAATACCTCTAGCCCATTCTAGGTGTTGCTTTTCAAATATATAAGTATTTGTTCGGCTACTAATATGTTTTCTTTCAATAAGCTCTTTTATAGTATCATTTATAAATTCTAAATCTTCTAAGAACAATAGTTGAGGCTTTTGATTAGAAACCCCTTTTCTGGTTGCCTTATTTGTTTCACTATTAAGAAGTTTTAATAGATTTTTAGATAGGTTCTTTCGTACCGTTTTAGTAGACATTAAAAGTTCTTATATAGGTCTAAAACCCTCTTAATGTGGTCTGGGAAAGAGACATTATTGAATTGTCCGCTAGTGGATTGATTCTGTATACTAGCGCCTGCTATTGTTTGTCTAGATTTATGTTCATCTTTTAAGTAGTATGTCAATAAATCAATTACTGCTAATTTTAAGTCACTTGGTGTGGCACTCCATCCGGCAGTATAAACCACTTTAACTGCTCCAACTCCTGTTGGCCAGTTTTTATATCCTGCTGATGTAGTTCTTAGAACACTATCTGTATTAGTTTCTAAGTAGTATTCATGAGCTGCGGTTGTAAGAGTAGTATAAGAACCGCTATAGGAAGTACGCTCCTGAACACTAGTAATTGTATTAACTGGGCTCTCAGTTAGTTGTACAATATGAGTTCCCCAATCAATATTAAGAATTTCTGTTTTTGCCGAAGAATAGTAGTCGACAAAACTATTACCACAATAAGTTTTTACTAATTGACTAACGGATGGAATCAATGCATTTATCCGCAAGTCTTCTTTAGGGGTACTTAAACCCTCTGCATCCTTATAATCATTTAAAGTTATCAAATCTGCCATAAGTCAATTATTAAAAACTTGGGGGAGGGATCTCCTCCCCCTAGTTACTAGAATTACATATGTAACTCTAATTAAGTGTACGATTTACGCGTACTCGATTCTTACTGAAGGCTCGTTTCCTGAACCATCACCTGCAACCAACTCGTTGAATCCGAGTGATTGTGCGGCAACGATTGCAGTACGCTGACCTGCAACTTCGTAATCAGTCTCAATGCTAACTCCCTTCAGACGGGGGATAACATAGTTACGGACATTAACTGCACAAGCAGCAGAAGTTGTTATAGCACCAGTTTCAGCAAGTTGGCTAGCTAGAGCATCGGAAGCGATGACGGGAGATCCGTACATGCTACCAACAGCACCGACTAACTTCATTGCAGTATCTGATCCTACTTCAGAAACATCAGAGAATGCAGCATCACCGATAAGCTCGTAATACTGATCGATTGGTACTATGTATGCGACATCCGCAGGATTAACACCATACTTGCCCATTTCAGATCGAATTGAAAGCAAGTTAGCACCTGTGATGGAATCATCGCCATTAGTAACCGAAGCATCCTTGTCGGCAACTTTTACGGAATCGAGAGCGAGGAATGAACCTCCGCCGTCAGTTCCAGCACCACCTACTATGCCTGCGAAAGAAGAATTACCCACCATAATTGCTGAGTCGATTGCTTTCGCATGTGCGCGTGCAAGAGCTGAAGTGATTATCGGCAGAACGCTGATAACAACTTGCTCGTCGGTGTCGTTGCTGATGAAAGTACCAGAAACTAGTCTGAAAGCTTGGAGCAACACGCGATTAACGTTATAGTTATTATCGGTAGCACTCTTCTCTTCCAACAAGTTAGCAGTGGTCTCTAGACCAGTAGCGTTCCAGTTTGCGTTCTCAGTATCAGGAGCAATTGGTAGTACAGTTGCACCAGAAGCCACTTGAATTTCACGGAAGAGAGGAGCAACTTTCTGCTCAAGTCTTACTTCCTCTTCAAATGCCTGAGAAACACTTACGTCGATACCAGCTGCAGTGGTAGCATCATAAGTTACGCCAGCTTTTTGTAGGATATCCTTAGCATAGCTAGTGTCCCAACCTTTGCGAGTGATTTTTCCAAGTATGTGAGCGGATAGGAAATCCTTGCCAAACTTGGTAACGTCTCCACGTCCACGATTTTCAAAAACACGCTTTGAATCACGCATCTTCTCAATCTCTTCGGCTTTCTCTTTAAGATCAGCCTCGTGCTGCTTTAGCACGTCACTCATTTCAGCGTCTTTCTGAGCTATTTGAGCTTCTACATCTTTTAGAAGTCGCTCTGTACCTGACTCAACGGCAGTTACAACAGCACTTTTAACTTCTTCTTCTTGTCGAGATTTGGCTTCTGCGTCAGCAGTAGCTTTCTCCTCAACTTCTTTTTGTACAGCCTCATCGGCTGCTTTTTGCTCGGCTTGCTTCATTGCAATTTTAGCAGCAGTTTCCTCAGCTACTTTTTTAGCAAAAGCTTCCAAGTCAACGGGTTGATTTGTCTCTTCAGACATTTGTATCTCCTTTTGGACTTGCGCCCCGTCACTATTAGTGAAAGTTTTTTTGAAATCTTCGTACTCTGTTTTAGAGTCGAAGGATTTCGCCAGTGAAAAAGTAGCTGCTTGATTGCAAGGTACTGAAACTACAGAGACCTCAAACAACTCAGCGTCCTTTATCCTTAATCCATCGGTTTCCTCTACGTAATCAGCGTCCTTGACTCGGAAACCAACAGAAAAGGCTCCAAGAACACCGTCTTTAACTAGCTCAGCAACATCACCTGCTGATTTACTTATTTTTGCTTCTAAATGTAAACCATCATTAGTTGCTGTGACTTTTTTAGCACGACCGATAGGCCTACTATAATCATGATTAAAAAGAATTATGGGATTCTTTTCAAAATTATTTAATCCACCTTTCGTCCAAGCATCGGCTGAAATAGAATCGCCCGCGCGATCAAATTCTGCTGTACTGGCCATACCACGAATCATAACACTACCATCATCTTGTGCTTCTGATTTAAAAGTGGATGTGAGATTAAATACCTTTTCCATCTACTCCCTCATCTTCCGCTGGACTAGCGGTCTTTGCCTGTAATTCTTCTAATGGGTCTGCTTCTACCTTGGGTGTTGGCATCGCCACGTTAGGCTTTTTATTGGTTAGTCCTCGCATAAGCTCAGGACAGAATGATCTCGTAAATTTTTCCATAAGAGACCAAGATCCAAATATCTTTTTAATAGTTTGAATCTTTATCATTGCAGGGCGATTTTCATCCTCTGCAAATCCTTTTGGCTGAGGTATATATCCTACTTCTGCAAAATACATAGCCATCTTTGTCGCCAGTTGTTTCTTTTGTTTTGAACTACCTGCCATTATTCTTCTTCCTCATTTTCTTCTGGGGGCCTTCCGCCCTCATCTGGGTTTACTGCACTACCTGCAATATTGGCAGGAACTCTTACGTCATCTTGTCCGTCTACTGGCTCAAAACCTAGTTGTTCTCTGGCTTCATTTACAGTTATAATTCCTCCATTTACTAATGAAGTATAATACTGGGATTGATCTCGTAATTCTGGCTGCAAAGCGGGTATATCGGTAACATCTTCCTTAATTGTAAATCCAAAAAATCTTTCAAATGCAAAATTAATTTTTCGTACTATAGGTAGTATAGTCTCTAAGTAGTACAGTCGCATATTTGGTCTAATGTTGGCATTGTTTCCTGAATCTAACATAATTGGAGGTACGCCTAGCGCCTTCAGTATTATCTTCTCATTTTCTGTTATTGCGCTTTGGAAGTCCAACTCTTTAAAATTAACGTTTGTCAGATTATCAACTTCTATGCCACCATCTAAAATAAGTGGTCTTCTTCCGCCTGCTTCTGGCTTATATCGAGCACCCCAAGATTGTATCATTCGTTCTTTAATTTTTTCCGAAAGAGTATTTGGACTTTTTAATACTAGTCCAGGGACTGCTCCGTTTTTAAAGAAATTATCTTGGAATTTTCTCATGGCTGCCATAAGTTGCATTGTTCTTAAGGCAGGGCTTAGGCGGGGAACTCCTCTATAAATAGAATAAAAAGAGTTCTCTTTAATATGTATTATTTCTTTGGGAGAGTAGTCTATCTCCTGTGAGAATGTGTATCGTTCTACAAAAGTATCTCTGCTAGCGTGTATTGCCATTTTACTTGATGGTAGGTGATATAAATGTACTCCATCGAAATAAACAAAAATATTACCATCTAATACAAAGTCTGTTACAAGATTCCTTTTAAATGTATTAATGTCTTGAAACAGATTCGGTTCATAGTTTAGAAGGGTATCTACTTTTGCTCGTTTAATTCCTTTTACAATACCTGGAAGTTTTGCTGACCCCGAAATTACGGAGGGTATCTCAGCAGCATCGTCAACAATCATATTAACCGCACGGTTAACAATTTCTAATTCTTCGTACTGTCTCTCATAACTGGTAGTAGGCTCTCTAGTAGTTTCTGAAGAGCCTCCCATAATATGTTGAGAGGTATTTAATTTTTCGTCTATATCTTCCGTACGAAAGAATCTGTCATACCATGCCATGTTTATCTCTTTGAATCTGTACCCAGCGCATTTGTTTCTTTGCCGTTGTTAATGCGGGGTTGCGGCCATATACTTTGTGCAGTTGTCTGTGGTGTCCGTAGCACAAAGTGACAGTGTGCTCATATAATTCTGCCCAATGCTCTTCTATAAAATCATCCCGAATTGCAAGAATATATTTAGGATCATGCCCCGTCTTTTTAATCCAATTATGGATAAGAGGTGCCAAACTATAGTAGTGGTGGAAATCTAATTTAACGTCAGCCCCA